TAAAATTTGCCTTGGTATTCAACACTGTCGCCAATGCTGTAATCTGTGTTTGCCAACCAATATTTCACTTGTGCTGAGTCGAACATGAATCCCGGAGCGTAGTAGTCTCCGTTCCAATTTGCTGTTTTCCAGCCAACCAGTTTCAATCTTTGCTGTCTAAATCCTGTAAACGGATCATATATCACATCACTGAATACAGTTTGATTATCAAAAATCAAAATGTGTTCTTTCTGAACTGTGTTCAAGGCAACATTGTAAAGTCCTACGGTGTCAGATTTGATGCCCAGTTCAAACGTTTTTCCAATACGTTTGGTTGAGAGCTCTTTGACATCTATTTTCCTACCACCCGAATCCAATAAAGAATAGTCTCCTGCGAGATTACGTAATTTGCCAACAATGCTGTTGTTGGTATCCAACTCGAATCCATCAGCGGCAGGTGATACTGTGATAGCCGAACCTGGTGCCCATTCCTGTGTGGTCCAGAACAGGAACTCCCTGACTGCGTTTGCCCAATTCAACGTCTCTTTCAGTTCATTAGAAAATTTGTTAAACTTGAATCCTTGTGACTCTAACCAGTGTCCGTATCCAAACAAGAAGTCGGCAACGTCTTGTATCGTGTCAAACACATAACCATAAGGTATAGTCTGTGTTGCTTCTTGGTGAAGTTTGTATTGTTCCACACTGACCGATCCCTCAACTGAAACCTTGTTTGCTGTTGTAGTTTTCACAGGATAGTTGAAGTTGAAATATGGTTTGATGGTGCTGTAACCTAAAACTTTATATCCGCCCAATACTGTGGATCCATCTTCGCTTATGTTCGTGTTCTTCTCGATCAACACTCCAGAATAGTAAAAACTTTCAACGGGATTTGATGTTCTGAATAATATCTTGTAGTTTTCGTCTGGAATAAACTTAGATCCAGATGTAGATCCTGGCGACACACTGTCTGTCAGTACCTTGATGTTGTCTTTGTCCGTGAATCCACCTAACTTGTACGCCAACTGAACCCTCAACGCTTTCATCTTATCATGATAGAAAGTTTTAACATTCAAATTCCTCGAAATTAGATAGTTTACAATTATAGGCTGATAACCCGCAGTCTGATACCTCGTCGTTAGCCCAGTGTCTTCATCTGTAAGCGTCTCAATATGATATTTAGAAGAGGCAAGTGTCTGTCTCACTCCTGTATCAGCGTAAATTTGGTTGCCGGCAGTGTTTGTCGATAACCTAGACGGATCAAACATATTAGAGAAGAACCTGGCAGGTCTTGTTAGTGCCAATGTTTTGATAACCGCAAAAGGATAAGCACTAGATCTCCTCCATGCTGTCTCCGCCGGTGCCTGATCACCAAACTTCCATGCGTTCTGCCTTCCAGGTATATCAAAGTTATCAACAAGACCGGCCGCCAATGGATCCAATAAGTTTCCAGAAGCATCAACCGGTAGGTAGGACTTGATCGAAGGCTTTCCGTATCTCCCTGGCTCGGCCTCTAATGCTTCCCATAGGACGTCATTTCCAGAAGTGTAAGGTGCCGCACCGTATGTGTCTTCCCAGTCGCTTGGTTTCTCTGAATGTCCGAACATCTCCCAAGGTCTTGTGTGAGGTGAATCAGTGTCATAGAAATATTTGTATATTGCCCTCCAATGGCCCGGAAGTTTGGCACCATTCAACCTATCTGTTGATCTCGAGTAATTGTACGTGAAAGGCGAACCATCACTGAATACTGTGTTGTTGATGTACTGCACGTTGTTCCTGCCTGCCCAATTATAGAAGTCAGGACCCATTACGTCGTCGATCTCCGCAGTGCTGTAATCTGTTGATGTGAACGCACTAGGTACCACATCATTGATATCTAGCAATGATGAATCAAAAACTGTCTTCAAGTTGTTATAGATTCTTTTCTCAAGTTCCAAGATCAAATCATCACGTTCGTCGCCATACGCTTTTATTATACTACCATCGTGCTTCCTGATCACTGCTGTGTCAGTAATGTAAGTGGTGTCTGTGAACGCTTCTGGCTTGAACTTAGGATACATTCCAAGTTTAGTAGGCGATGGTGGCATGTAACTGCCTGTAGTGTCAGCGTAATCCTTGATTACAATCTTGTCACCTTCTGCCAGTGTCTTACTAATGCTGACACTGTCGTCTGTGGTGCTGAATGTGTAGTCTGTGCCTAACAACAACTGCGTACCATTCAAGTAAACATACACAGCACGGTTGCTTGGCGTGGTTATGTCGTGTTGTGAATCCAATGCGTAGTCTGTCTGCGATGATCCCAATACAGTGTAGTTCCTTGTGGACACATTTTCTCCGTATCCTATCATGTCTTCGTAGTAGAATGGGAAGGTGCTTGTCCTACCCGGAGTTATTGCCGTGATAATCTCATCAACCCTGTCGGCCGCTACACCCTCGTATGCTGTTCTCGTGGCATGGGTCAAGAAAGCGTTGTACCATTTCTCGTACTCCCGGTTGACGTAGTCAACCGCTGTCACAAAGTTTGCCTCTTGATCAATCAAGTGGAATATAGCAGGTAGCAATGGTCCTTCATGCTGATGTATGCTACCGCCTTTGAGTCTGGCAACTGGCTTGTCTCTGAGGTTTGAGACTCCAGGGATCGCACCTGTGACATCTTGATTCTTATCAAAGATATCTCTGACGTGGCCTAATATTTGTCCATAAGTGAAAGTACCCAACTGCTGGTTAAGACTGTTTGTCGAAAGGTTTTCAGGTACTTCGTATATTCCTTTACCATTGACTTTTCCAGCACTGCTGTATCCTGCGATCCTTATTTGATCGTTTACTTCCAATGCTTCGTTGAATTTCACGTACTTGTTTTTTGTTCCATCCACGAGAGTGTAGTCGGTTGTTTGCGTTTTCCTTGTTCCGTTCACGGAAACCGAAACTTCAAGGTCAGACAAGTCAGCAGAATCTTTATAGAAGTCTATTGGGAAAAATTGTTTTTCGGTTTTATTTACTATGAATGTCCTGATTACTCTCTGTTTGCTTTCGTTAGTCCTTTTGATCCAAGCACTACGAGAATTGTGTGTTGATCTTCCCGTCGTATAGTGCAGATGTCCTTCCGCTAATTTTTTTGTTACCGTGGTCTTTCCGTCCTTGTATGTGAATGTGCCTGATGTATGATCTGATTCGAAAACTATATCACCAACATTATTGATTGTATTGTACTTGACCTTGATTCCTAAAACTGTATCTGTGGTAGCCGAGTCTGAAGTTGCGAATGCGAAAACTTTGGCACCAGCAAACGTGCTTGTAGGATAAGTGGTCGTGTCGTCAAAGGAAACGTGATCGTTGTCCCACATTCCGAATAGAGGTTGTTGGTTCACACCCGTTTTCTGTTGTGCGGCCTTGAATGTCTCAGATGTGCTGTCGTAGTAATATGTGTTTCCTTGATTCGCAGTACCAAATTCAATGAATATAGAATCGTTGTCGCTAGGGGCGGCATCGGAGGCTTCTGTCAGGGCAATCACCTGTGTGCTATCGCCGGCAGTTACAAAACTTACATCATATATCTTGTTTTTTACTAACGGATCTGTGTCATTTGAAAACACAACCCTCATTCCGTCTGCCAGTGCCACACCATCTATGATGTAACCGGTCTGCCTGACCACATCACTGAAAGCATCTGTGGTCACTGTGTCAAAAAGTGTTACAGATTTTTTGGCAACTGTTCCATGATTGTAAAGAGCCAATCCAGAATCAAATTCTATGATAGGCCTCTTTGCCCTGTCGTCCTCGTTGAGCTCTGGTGTGTAGCCACCGATCCTTGCTGTCTCTTCTATGATTGATCTGTGGAACCATCTGTTGTACCTCGACCAAGCGTTTTGGTCTATCGAATCCCTCTTTATGGTTATGTAATCCTTGGTTTCAGGACTGTAGTATGCTTTGGCATAAGGCCTTGAATCGTACCCAACTTGGTCATAAAGTATAGTTGACTCTGTGGCGTAACTGCCTGGGGTTATCAGGTCTTCAACGTCAGTAAGAGTGATTGCGTCACCAACACCTTCCACATAGTATTCTTTGTCTTTATAATTGGATATGACCAACGCATTTGTGAATTTGATTTTCATCCCATTGGAAAGGTCAAGCGTCCTAAGGCTATAATTCTTAGCACCCACTATGTCATTCTCGACATTGATCATTGTGGTGCTTGTGGCATCTTTGATCTGTATTATTCCATACATGGCATCGTGGTTACCGCACTGATAGTAAAGCGTTGCTGGCACACCCGTCGTGGGTACAGTGAATGTCACAGTGCCTTCATCAGCACCGTTGTTGGTTACGCCTGTGTCAAAAATTGTTGACGTTGATCCATCCGCTGAGACTTTGCTCTTGTACGGTTCTGTCATTATCCAGAAAGGATGCCCCTTGGCATCTACATCAAACTTGTATGTGTTTCCTTTGTATAGTGTAAGGATTGGATTGTTCTCATTCTCCCTGTGAACAAATTCATATGCCGCCTGGGCATTGTTGATAACCTTGTACTCGATCACTGCTGATGGACCGACTGAGTCGATCTCTATGGCACCGGGACCTTCTGGTATCCAGTAGTACTCCCTGTAGTTGACCAACTTGTCGTAGTCTATGGCAGGGTTCCAACTGTAAACGGTCTCCTTGTTTAGCCTGTCGTGGTTGTTTGTCTTACCGCCAAAGTATTTGATCTGATTTACGTAGTCGTCGTAGGTACCAGTGAACTTGATCTGGTCTTCGGGGTTGACCGATGTCGTGTCCCTGTCTGTGTAGGTCACAGCAGGTTCTAACTGATATGCAAACCTGTCCCTGCTTGTGGCAGTGAGATATCTGTCATTCACATCTCTGGTGTAGGCGTCTTGCCTTCCTATGAAACCATCTAATCTCTCAAGTGATCCTTTCTGTACGAGTGGATCTAAAGTGCTGGCAAGGAATCTCTGGTTGGCATCAGTCCTGTAAAACGCTGGCAAATGCTGAACAGTACGCCTGAATTCGTTCGTGCCTTGTTTCACGACTTCGTTATTTGTGAGTGGATTTGTGGGATTGTCTGCCATTAGTATCCTGCCCCACTACTGCCGGAACTTGATCCCGATCCTGATGTAGTAGAGCCTGACACTGCTGATCCTGTCGTGGTGTTGGTCGTGGCAGTTGAAGTTGATGTGACCACAGGGCCGGAGGCCGCCAATTGGTTGGCTCCCAGTGCTGTTATGATTGACACATCATCAACGGTGGCCCCACTGATGAAAATCTCGTCCGCCGCTGAATCTATCTGGAACAGAGACCCAAAACTCTGACCCGATTGGTTTGGCACGATGACAGCAGTCAGTAAGTCTGGTGCTAGTTCATTGTGAATGTAAGCGGCTAATTCTGTAAAGTAAAAACTGTCTCCGAAATCCCAGTTGTCTAATGCGAAGAATTCATTTATTGCGGCGATTACTCTGGTCTTGATGACAGCGTCTGATACGTTTGTCTTTGGATTCTTGACCACTTTGAAAGTTGCCTGTAGTTGTTCGTCTGCGTTAGATCCAAATAGAATCTTGTATTTCACAGGATGGTAAATGATCTGATCTGACAATGATTTCAACGGATTGAGTGTGCCTGAGTAATTGATCCTTAATTGGTCAGACGTGGAAGTTGTAGGTTTTGTTCCTCCGTCCTGTAGCCAAATCCTGAAAAGATTATCGTATGTCCTTTCTAAAAGATAGACATCCACTATGTTTGACACACTCGGATCTATCCTTGTATCCTGTCCTGCGTGATGTTTGTACTGGAAGTTAATTGAACCTCTACCTTTCCTTGCTATGTAATCCGTTGTTGTTGTCAAAGTGTTTGTTGTAGAACTGTATTTCTTGATTACGCCTTCAGCACTGTCATAGAAATAAAACAACTGATTATCTGAGTAGGTGGCAGTATTGAGATTGATATCTGTTTCGTTCTGCGTCACAACAAAATTGGTTGCCGCATATGGTCTGAATCTTTCGATGCTGTCATAAGAAGTGTACTTCTCAAAGAACACAAATTTTGTTGATTCAGACAGTGTTGGTTCGACGTATATGTCAAACAGTTCGGGATTGTCTACCACACCGTCATCGTCGTCATCGTGGAATCCAACTTTGACTTTCCTGTTATCTTGGAAACCATCAGACTCTGTGATCACATCAGTCACCTGCCATGTTATCGGATAACCGATGCTGTTTCCTGTAGACACAATACTATTTGTTTTTAGAATCTTGACCACATCCTTGACGCTTTTGCCTGTTGTGTAATCATAGATTTTTTCTTGTGAGTCAAAATGGAATTTGTTTTGTCCCTCTGATTCAAAAATGTAATCTAGTTTTCTGTACTGTACTGTGTAAGTGTTTCCGTCGTTTGTAAACTTGAACCACCAACTTGCGTCACTGTTGGTGCCAGCAGTTGATCCCGCCGAAGCAAGATTGAACACTGAACTGGTACTGAGATTTGTTGAAGTTATTACTTTCCAAGTTTCTGTGTCGACATCATATCTTAATCCAAAATCTTCGTATGCCTCTATCCTGTCAATAAGATCTGCTTCTAGTGTTGTAGAGAATGACGTCGTCAAATTAGGTATAATTGCGTTTACAACAGCACCATTTGGCACTATGTTCGCTAATGTCACGGGACCAACGCCAGATTCTAAGTTACCGGTACCGCTGTTTGCTCCATCTAAAACTACCGCACCTATCTTGGCCCATAGTCTATCTTCTGCTTCGTCTGTGCCTGAAGTCACTAATGTTCCGTTCTTGAATTCTCTGGTGTCTGGAGATGTGAATTTCACAAGTGCTCCTGGTTTTGCGTACTTCAGATTTGAGGTAGCGTAATCACCTAATACAAGTGCTCCGCCTGATGTGAAGTAACCAGTATTGGTATTTGTTGAAGTTGTTGTGGAATTCCAAGTTGCTGAAAGTGTGCTAACATCTTTTGTTCCATATTTCAAATAGTAGAACTGTCTAGAATATGGTTCTTTGATTTTTGTCTCTACGGACTTGTCTATGGTAGACTGTATGTCACTTCTGTTGTTGAAAGTGAATGTGAACTGCTGTGTTGATTCTTCCCTATAGAGCATTCCGTCTTCCGCAAAGACATTGACATTTGAATATGCACCCGTGGGATCAACAATTTCTTTTGCTCTTGATATCCCAGATGCTGATCTGTTAACAGATCTAACTTTGACTATTTCCTGCGACGCAGATAACGGAACCACTTGGTAGTCCTCCGCCGTGATCATTCTGTTCTGAGAATAGTAAACTTGTGCCGCTTTCTCTTTGATCGAATCATTTGTTTCAGTGGCCGCCGCGTTGTAGACGCTTGACTTGAGGCTCACTGTCATTGCCAGTGATTGTTGTGCTCCATTGGCATCGGTGTAAGGAACCGTCAATTGTATTCCCTGCATGTCTGCTGATTGTATCGCATACTTGGTGTTGTCACTTGTCCTATAATAGACCCTGAAGTTTCCTAAAGGTAGGTTGGAGAAGTTGCCATCACCAAACACAAGATCAATGGCATCATTGTTTTTCGTCACAACATTATAAATGTTTCTTTCGTTTTTTGCCAAAGAATTGTAAATTGCGTTGTTACCTGTGAGCGAAGGAACTTTTGTCCAATTCTCAGACAACTGTCCGAACTGGTCTAATTTGTATAGCCAAACGTCTGTGTCGTTGATGTTCGGTGTGTCAAGACTCTTGATAAAATTAGTGACACTGGTATCTACTGTGAAATCTTGATGCTCGATCGAACCTTGTTTGAACAAGAAGAAAAATCCCGTGTTGTTAGAACTGTCTCCTGCTCCATCTGTCCTATATGTGTACGTCAGGCCTGTGCCAGGCACTGGTGATGACTCGTATATTGATTCCGACTCACTTATTGTGCTAGGTACTATCTCGAAGTTTCGAGAAACACCTCCTACCGATTTCTGGAAGTTGAAAATTGGTAGGTCCAATTGATTTGAACTGAGTGTGTATACGTCTGTGTCTATGCCACCTATCTTGTCAGACTCCCTTGGATTGCCGAACAGTTGTCCTGTCTGGTTTGCCGCATTCAGTATGGCAGTGAATTGCTCTCTGTAGTTTGCGTTGGCGGAATCATTCCAGATGATCGTGCTGTTTGCTAGATTAGTGCCTGTGCTGTCACTGACATCCTGTGTGGTTGATATTGAATCAACTTTTAATAATCCTGTGCCGGGTCTGTTTCTCTTAGCATTGTAATTGATTAATCTTGCTAATCGTAAGACTGAATTTCTTCTCTCTGCTGTTTCAAGGAAGTTCTCCCTGGCGTTAAGGTCAACCCTGAAAGAAAGTGCTTGTGCTATGTAGGCTATGAGATCTATGAGTGCTACGTACTCAGAACTCTCCACGAAATCATTGAAATCATCCGGATAGTTCTCACGTAGGTAGGCCACCATTGTTCTACGTAGCGTCTCAAAGTCGTAGGATTTGAAATCTGCCTGTTGGAAAGCCTGGTAGATCTTCCTCCAATCTTCCGCTACTAATAATCTATTCTGTCTATCTGTTGTGGCCATACTGTTTGTATGGATATTTATATATTAAATTAAGTGCGTATATTAAGATAGGCGTAACAATGAATTCTCATCGAAGTTGAACCGTAGTTTCTCCGTGATATTCAATGGTACGTATGTGATAGTCGCCTGTATGGCAATGCCCTTGTCCGCTTCGCTTACCAAGATATCCTGTGTGCTGATACGTGGATCTGCATTAAGATTGGCAGTGATATCCTCGACAATGGCATCCTTCAACGCTTCCGTGAATGGTTCGAACAAGGCATCGTATATTATAGTGCCGAAATCGGGGTTCTCAACACGCTCCCCCTTACGCACACTCAACCTGTTGATGAGGTCCTGCTTGGCAACCTCGAAGTCATACAGTTTGAAATTACGTTTGTCTGCACGTGAACTGAAACCCTTGAAGGTAACTGACTTGTTTGATAAATCTCCTGCTCCTGAATCTCCGTATGCCATATGCTTATTTACTCTCTAAAAAAATTTGTATTTACCGAAGAAGTTCTTGATCCCTTGGGCACCAGGTAGTTTTCCTATCTTGGACGCTATGTTTCCGCCAACGTTCTGAAGGAATGTCTGTTTGCCCATTGCGGCATCTCTGGCGTTGAATAATCCTTTCGCCGTCGCAAACTTCTTAACGGAGTCCATGGCAAGAATCTTGCCTCCAACCACAGTGGTGTAGTTCTGCGTTATGCTATTGAGCGTGCCTATGGTTCCTATCACATCACCTGATTTCAAACTGCCTTTCAATCCGTCTATGGTGTTGAGTGTCTTGTTAGCCACGTCAAGTGCCCCAATGGCCGTCTTGTTGGTATCCTTTGCGAGTGAGAACAACTCACCTGCTTGGTTGACGAACACGTTGTCCTTGAACAATTCAGTGCTCTTGCCTGAGAAAACATCCACTACCTGAGACGTGAGGGTGTTGGTCAGATCTTTGATGTCTGAGTTGAACTCTATGCCCTTGATCTTCTCTGTGATGCTGTCCTTGATATCAAATGGTAGATTGATCTTTTCTGTGATACCGTATATCTCATTGTACTTCAATCCAAATTCGGTCAGCAACTCTTTGGCCTTTGCCGCGTTGGTGCTGTTGCCTATTTTCTGTTTCACATATTGTAATGCGTCCGCTTGGTACTGTGCGTCTCTGATTGTGCTGTTGGCGTCTAACCTGTTCTGCTGATTTATGAATTCTGCCGTGCCGGGTGTGTTTGCGTTCCTGCTCCACTGTTTCTTGTCATCGGCGTCGATGGGTATCACACCATCACCACTAATCACACTTGCTCTAAACATGGGTTCGTGCGTGACCAATCTGTGAACTGTGGTCTTGGTCTTCCTTGTGAATTCCTGCAATGGTTTCAGGCCTTTCTGTGCCAGTTCCACATCTCCCTCTTCTCTGAGATTCATACCAACCTTATCCGCGTTCAACCATTGTGGTCCCCACTTGGCTATGCCCTGCTCACCGTCGTCTCCTACACCTTCCATTGGGAGGTTCAAATCAATCCTACCTCCCTGTACGTGGAACTGTCCCAGTGCTCCATGCAGTTGAGCACCTGGAGTGTATGAACTGATAGAATTCAAAGCGTAGTTCTGTATGCCACCCGCCGGAGAACTTTGAAGAACAGCCTTGTCTCCAACAGTCACAACTGCGTCAGCACTCTGTATCATCTCCTTGGCAGAACTCATCCTAATCTGTCCGTTGGCGTGCATGTTTATATTCAAATCTGAATGAAGATTGAAATCTCCCTCCGTACGTAAGTTTATACCACCAACACCAGAGTAGACGTCTATCCTTCCATTTGCCTGCATCTCAATGTAGGCGTTTCCTGAAGCGTTCGCTATATACACAATTCCTTGGGTGTCGTGCATCAGTAACTGATGTCCGGATGCTGTCCTCAATCTTGTCAATTGGTTGTTGCCATTTGTGTCTCCGTCGTCCATCACAAATGTGTGTCCCGACTTTCTTGTCACAAAATCTTTTTTGTTAGTATCTTTTGTTCCCACAGATTGTTGTGTGGTTGTCCTGTCTATGGGGCCTGGTGTACTGATTCCAAAAACACTGCTAGGCGTCTCCCTCCTCGCCGAACTGGTTGTTGTCCCCCTTATGGTGTCCTCCGACAGACCCTGTTTCTGTAATACCTCTGCCAGCGGGTGTATTGGCTTGTTGAGGCTGTCATAGTTGGTTGCTGTTACACCTGGTATGCTCCTGTTGATTTCTCCCGACGGAACTACTTTTGTTCCATAGGTGTCCATCTTGTCCACATCTGAACTGAATTGTCCTGCTGGACCACCACTGCTTTTGTCCCAGGTCTTCTCGCTGGATGCTATTCCCGGAACCATGTGGTTTATCAAGGGTTCCAGCACACAACCTATCCAGAACGCTTGGTCCATTTTACCTTCTGCGAATATCACAAGGACTCTCGTGCCTATGTCCGGTGGTACCGCCCAGAAACCATAACTGTGTTGGCTGTGTTCGTACTTGGTCGATCCTGGAAGATTATACCTCACATCCTTCGCACCATAGAACGGCGAAAGATACTCACAGGTTATGAGGTTTCCGCTGACAGGATCTGATGTTTTGCTGAGGCTGGGTATGTTTACCTGTAGCCTGCCCATCTTCAATGGATCGGTGTTGTTCTTCACCACACCTATGTACGGTCCGGCATTTTCACCTGACCACTGGGTGTCGTTGCCCGGTGCCTTGGCCGTGGATGCGTGTCCTTTCAAATAATCTTTACTTGCCATTATGATAATCCATTGGGGTCATTGATAATTTTTTTGTCTACGACTCTCTGCCAAGCATTACCGAATGCCGCATGAGAGCCTACACTAGTTATTACACCGTTTTTCTTGACGATTTTTTCGTTGCTGGTCTGTGTCACTTTACGGTCCTGATTGTTGAAACGTGTCATCGTCAAAGTCTGTGTGAACTTGCCATCAGAGAAGTTGTGTTGTACCTGGAATACCTTGTAGAGGCCTGAGAACACCGCCTGTCGCGATGATGAAAGTTCGTAAAGACCTGTTTGATCATTGAGGTCCTGTGGCGTTTTAAATGTCAAGTTGATTACGGGTTCAGCCACGTCCACGTTGAAACATCTCAGCGTTGGATTCCATATGTTGTCTTTTTCGCCTCCCCTAAAGAACTCGATGTTGTTGTCCACGGAACTGCCGTTTGAATTCTCAGGGGATGGTGGGATGAATTGGCTCTGTCCCAACCAGGCAGGATCGCCTAGTATGTCCATCCTGATAACCACCATGTCAGCCGTTGGATTGGTTATGGCGTCAAAGAACTGGTCGATCCTTGCGTCAGCCTTGGCCGTCCTACCACTGTTAGAGGTCTTGTACAGTCCAGGATAGGATTGGGTGGGTAGTGATTCGTCCCCCATATACTTGTCCCTGTTTGAAGGGGTGCTTGTTTCCTCGGTCTGGGCAGTGTTTGGCGACGTGAATGTCCTGCTCTCGTTCGCCTCGAGATCCTTCAACCTCGATTGGTAGTAGGCCACCTTGTAGTTGATGTCTAGGTTCTGTATGTCAAGGTTGTCGCCCGTGAATATGTAGTTGTATGCCTTCGCCACATAGGTCTGGAAATTTTTGTCCTGGTGTACACCCGCTGTTGCCAAGTTGTAGGCACTGATGTAGTATGGTTCTACCACAACACGAATTATCTTAGCGTTGGTCTGTCTGATCTCATCAAAGTTCAGCGTTGGCTCTATGCTGGTACGTATCCGGAAGTACTTGAAGTATGTTGATAAACCTTCATTGGGATTGAATCTATCCGTGCCTCGTTTGCTGACCGCTTCACTCCATTCCTCAAAACTTTTGGCACCGTACTTGGGATGGGTCCTCATCAGATCCTCCAGCAATTTCAATATGCTGGTCTCAGAACTGAATTTCAAGTAATCCAATTTGAAAGCCTCACCGCCCGGCTCCTGGAGGGTCCTGGTCTCTGACATGCCCACCTGTGACAGCAGGTCGAAAGACAGTTGCGTGTCCGGATCTAGGTCTTGGCTTATCGAGATGTCATATTGGTCTGGGAATTGGTTGTACTGCCTGACCTTCTCGTCCTGATTCTGCTCGTTCAGTATCCTCTGGAGATCCACCACAGCGTCTTTGAAAGTCTTCGTTATGGATGATAGGGTTCCGCTGGTCCTAGGATACATATACACGTTAGTGAAACCAAACTCGTTGTAGGGTATCGCCTGTATTGTGTAGTTAGATCCTGCCTGGTTCACATCTATGTCCATTGTCATGATCTTGATCGGGATAACTCTCTTTACGAAATCGTTATTCTCTTTGACTTGTTTTCCGTTCTCATCAAAACCTTTGAATTCCACTGTGAGCATGTATGGTGCGTCAAGGTGGTCCAAGTAACCGTTGTTGGCCGCGGCGGCTTTTATTTTCTCGAGTAGTGTGATGCCTACGGGTTCAACTAGTTCCATTTTTATGTTCGTGACGCTGGTCAGACGCCTCTTCTCATTGTAACCTGGTACGGAAGTCATCTCCACGTTCCTGAAATAGAGGTCATTGTTCTTTGCGAACTCTGTGGTCGCCCTGCCCAACGCATCTCGGAGGCCTTGGTTCTTTATGATTGTTTTCTTCGTCTCGTCCGTGAACTGGTTCTCCTGCTCGAAGGCCGGCCTGTCATTCCTGTTGGCATCCGGACCTATGCCACCGCTCTGTGCGATGATGTCATGTGGCTTGCCCTGGAAGAACTGTCTCGGGTTCCTTAACTCTGTTGGACTAAGGGCAGACAGCGTGAACAGTGTGTTGTATGAGGCGAACTGGTGTAATACATTTGGATCAGGATTCAACGGAAGTTGCTTGATGCTGGCCTTCCTTGCGTAGGCGGCCTCGTTGTAGTTGGACCATTTCTCCTTGTCTAATTTCTTCTTTACGTAATTGATTGGTGCCATGGGTTATATCCCCAAGTCTTTGAGCAGGTTCTCTTTCTTTGGCAGTTGAACCGTCACTCCCGGTTTGAAGTCGTATATGGGATCCTCTATCTGGTCTGGGTTACGCTGTGCGAACACCCACCACAACCTAGGTGAACCATAAAGGTCATACGCAAGTAGGTCCGGTCTGTAGGCATACGTCCTTTCAATTGTGTAACTTTGATCGTCGTCCTCCGCAGTTATGGTCCTTGGATTTAACACGTCAAGATAGTTTGCGATCTCGCTGGTCTCGAAATATGGTGATGTGTTTGAGTACTTGGCCATTAGATGAATCCTACCTCGTTTGTCCCTTTACCGTTCAACTCTCCGTTGACGAATTTTTTCATAGAAAAATTCTTAATTGAATCTCTGCTGTAGATAGGTGTCAACATGACAGAAATGTTTGACAGCGTTGGTGCCCAGGTCTGTGAAGTTCCTTCTTCTACCGCGGCGGCTAAAGCGGGATCTACCCTGCCTTGTCCATATCCTGTTTGTGTCTGCTTTGTTGAGATGTAGTCTATACCCGGTCTCAACTCAACGTTGAAGGTGTTTATAACAACAGGTACCTTGTTGAACATGTGATCGC